ACAATTCTATGGTTCATCCGAATACACATGGGTCGTATTGCTATCCAATGAAATGAATAGTTTATATGATTGGCCAATGTCCTCGCGGGAATTTGCTGACTATATGAATGCCAAGTATGAATCCGCGCCGGGCGCTAATGATGGAATTGCTGAAGCACAAAACACAAACACACATATCTACGAGTATCGATGGATTCATCCGACAACAGGGCAAAAGTTAGTGGTGGATCAAACATATTATAATAGTTTGGATTCCTCTCAGCGCGAATCAATAACGGTGTATGATTATGAATCGGGGTTAAATGATAAACGGCACACCATAAAAATATTAACCCAAGAGGTGTTTGCTTCTTTTCTCCGACAGTTCCAACAGTTTGTTTCTGTGGGGTAATACTGATGAGTGTGTATAATAAAAACGTTATTATTGATAATCTACAGATAACGTCTGTTCTGGTTGGGGCATTAAAAAATTTAAGTGGCTTAATACAACGGTTAGATATTTTTGAAGACATTTTTTCCGGTGGGTTGATGGGGAATATTGTGTTTGATGATTCTATATCCTTGTCAAATCATTTTAATTTTAATGGTACGGAGATATTGAATATCGGGTTTAGTTTAGTTAACCCAACGACTCGTCAAAGACGTACTTATAAGCCCCCAGTATTTACAATTTATCGGCAAAAAGATCGCATACCTGTAACTCAGGGAACTGAAAAATTCACATTGTATTTTTGTAGCCCTGAGTTACTATATTCGAACCTTCGTCAATTTTCTAAAACTTTTGAAGACTATCCACATAAAATTGTTGAGGATTTGGTGCGAAAACCCTATGGGTTGGATAGTAAAAAACCGTTCGTAGAGTTAGAAGAAACCAAACGTAAAATTAAAATAACATTGCCCTATATGCGGCCGTACGAAATGATTAAGCTGCTCACACTACAAGCGCAATCAAAAGATGATTCAACAAACTACGTATTTTTTGAAACGTTACAGGGATATTATTATGTGTCGTTTCGTCGATTGCTTGAACTTGCATCAAAGAATCGCGAAGAAATTCCTACCATTTATATGGAGTTGGGTGGTCATTCTGAACAAGGGAATACTAAAACCAGAATTAAAGCGGATAACCTACATATGGTTAATTCGTTTGATATGTTATATGCCGCATCGCAAGGATATTTTGCGTCAACAACTATCGCACCGGATGTTATGGCCGGCCGCTGTGGGTTAAAAATCAACGGGTTCGGACAACCTCGAACGGGGGTACCAGCTCGCACTAGTAACTTTAGTAATTTTCCTTTATATTCGAAGGGGTTTGCGCGGGGATTTCCTGCGACCTCTAGAATATTTTTAGTACCAACTACAGAATTCAGTGCAGCAAACACACAACTAACTAAACAAGATACGTATATTACTGATAATTTTTTGTCTCGCACGATTGATGGTCGAAATCGAGAGTTACTTGGTCTGCAAACGCGAACAATTCGTGGTATCGTGCCGGGGGGCCCTGAATTAAACCCAGGCAAAATAATCAACATTAACTTTCCAAACTCACGAACAGATAAAAAAAATGTTCCTGATGTGTCTTCTGGTTTGTACATGATTATTAACACTCAGCATAGTATTGTGCCGACAGGCGCTGGTGGGTTTTTGTATGAAACTACGTTTGAAGCGGTATCTGATGCTCGTGGAGTTGCACTATAATTAGGCAAATTCACTTGTTTTGAGTTTTCATAAACCTTTCTGTAAATGCTGCGATAAATAATTACATGGAACAATTAGGTCAAATTAATTCCCATGACTTTATGGGAAAGAACGGATTTTATTGGTGGGTTGGAGTTGTTGAGCGCACCGATGGAGATCCATTAAATTTAAATCGTGCCAAAGTTCGTATTTTTGGCCATCATCCGTTGAATAGAAACGCGGTGCCTACCGAAGATTTGCCGTGGGTGTTGCCCCTCGCGCCGTTAAATAATCCCTCCGGAGTAAAATCTCCTCCTCCAAGCACATGGGTATTTGGATTTTTTCTTGATGGCAGCATCGGCCAGCAACCAGTCATGATTGGTGCGTTTGCTGGATTGCGCTATCAAGAATGTGTCGATGCGCCCCAACTTGACGCGTTTGGAGTTATGGAAGTATAACATATGCCACGCTTAAATGCTGAACTATCCGTCGCAATGGGAAATAACTCCAATAAGCCCCTATCTTATGATACAAATCTGTTGTTTTGGGATAGTAATGCACCAACTGATGCGTTAGTGGGCCAATCAATTGTCGGAAGTAAAATTCGCTGGCTAACAAAGACGAATTTGGTGTTCGAGTCGTGTCAGTCCGGCACGTGCCGCATTTATACTTACGACACTCGTACCGGAGTCTGCGCACAGGTTTCTGCCGCTGGTGCCGATGAATTGTATGCGGGTGGAGGTGTGTGGGCAAAGTATTTAACTGGAACGGGCTATGTTGATTCTGAGGGTCGTACAAACGCGACATATGGAGTTGCGGGGGTAGACGACGATGGAACCGTATTAATCATTCTAGACGCTGCGGATCGTGCTGGCCTGGGGTATCTGGACGCGGATGCAGCGTCGACGAGTAATGTTGAAGTTATTTGCTATGATGTCCTTGACCGCATTCCGTCGGCATCTATTCGCGAAGGGGTAGTAGTTTTTCATGCGGGTGGAGTGTTACGGCGATATGATATATCCACGGAGCAATTTAGTCATACCAATGCCCCCATACTGCTAGGAAGTTATGATAAAACGTGGGTCGTTGGGCAACAAACATTAGGCTTGGGGCAAGTTGTATTTCAATTCGAGGATTCTGTTGGATGGCGATTAGGGGCGGCGTCTGATAATCATGCCCCAGATATTCGAATATCCAAAGATGAAAAAACTCTTACCGTGGTGAGCAGTAAATATGAGGATGAAAATCCGTATGATGCCGTAAAATATTCGTTTGATATAGTCACTGCGGGTATTCATCGAAGACAATATAACTTGTATACGATTTCAAATGGCCCGCCACCAACAGTTTTTCCCACAACAACTCCTCCGGATACAGGGGCGGATGTTATTGCTTCGGATGTCATCACCATTCGCGAGTACTCCGCAAACAATTCAGGTCGTGGATACGCACAAGTGATTTCGAGTGAAGAGTGGTTTGGTGTGTTGGGAGGAAAAGACATTCGAGGGTCATGGCAATATGGAGTAACGGCCGTGGTCGCCGCCACAAATGCCACGGGACAATCACAAGTAACGGTCAAAGATTCCAATAATAACACCTACCAGTCAGGTCGCACAAGTCACGGAAATTCGTCGGTGTTTATTCGTCCCGCAACAACGTCAACAAACGCAACGCCATTGTGGGAAGTGACGTGGGTTGCAAATTCAACCACCTTTTCTCGGGTTACCCTTAACACGTCTCTTGTAAATACTACAGCTATTGCTAACACAACACTAACCATTGGTGATGCGGGTATTCTTGATGTGGCGTCAAACAATACACCCATTGCTGCTGAAGACAATGAAGCGGTATGGCACGGATATGTAAGATTGCAATATCCATTGACACGAGGAGATTGGACGGTGGGAAAAGATGTCACTCCTAGCTGCCCCTCGACTGTAGAGCGATTGGTTGCGTGGAATAATGATACGGCCGAAGCGTATGTGGTTTGGAATGCGAACACCACACAGGAAAGTATTACTGCGCCCGCGCATCTTGCATTAGAGTTAACCTCGACCGAAGACACGACAGCCGCGGTGGTTGCAGGCCGACGCACCACTCTTATTCGGGAGCATCAGTGGCAACCGCTTTCTGTGCAAGATTTACGCTTAGGTAAAACTCCGGGACTTTTTAAAGGATAATAGTATGGCAGATCAATCAGTATTCCGTTCGTCTAAAACTATTGGTCTTACGGCAAAAGTATTAGCGGCCGCAGCGCAAGGAACATCTGACACGCCGCCCGCATCGGCTGGGCCGGATGTGCTTAGTCGTGGAGCAAGTATTTGCAAGGCAATGGGACTTACGGGCGGGGGAACAGAAAAAATTCAAGAGATGCCGTCTTCGTATAGTAACCCCACGGATAATACCGTGTTATGCGAAACAGAGCACGGGCACTCTATCCAAGTGGATGATACGCCAAGTAAAGAAAGCATTCGAATTAATCACGCGCACGGCTCGTGTATTGATTTTCATCCAAATGGTCCGGTAAAGTATAAAACTGCTTCAACTCGACAAGATTGGAGTCTGGCCGGTCATGATATTGTTGTGGAGGGTGGCGATTGTAGAATTGTTGTGGATAAAGGAAAGTTCGTCATAAACGTAAAAAACAATGAGCTAGAAATTCACGCTGAGTCTGCGGTAAAAATTAATGCCAAAGAAACGATAGAACTGAACGCGGATACTATTCGTTTGCATGGACACAAATCAATTGCGTTAAATTCTCCTAGCGTAGATATTGGTGGGGGGTGTGGCGGTATGCCGCCAATGATGTCATTACCGGGAGGAGTCACGGTAAAATCTTTATGGCCGCCAGACATGACTCTTGTTCCTGCGATTAATCTCGGGTTAGGAGCAGCAGGCACAAAAGCATTAGGGGCTGCACTGAAAGTTAAAGATAAACGATTTGATAAGGTAAAAGCGGGGGCGGCCGCGGCTGGGAAAGAAATACCAAGCACGGATGGCCTCAGCTTAACTAACATAGTCAGTCGCGTAATTAGTGCTATTAAAGTTGTTGGCAAACTTCCCGGATTACTGTCACAGCTTGCAACCGCAGCTATGGGATTTCCGTCCCTTCCCAATAAGGCTTTAATTGGATTGGCAATTGTAAAAGCTCTAAAAGATCATGCAAAAGATGCCACAGGTCAACCTGCATTTTCAAAAATGGAAAAACAGCCGGAACAAATCCCGCTATCAAATCCCTTTTTATATAAATCCGATCCTGAATTTATTGCTCGCCGCGGCCGAACATTTGATACACCCGAAGATGTTCAAAACGAAGAAAGCTACAATGCACATATTAATTTAAGTGTAGAGTTAAAAGACTACGCTCAAGAAGAGAGAACATCGCCTGGAGAATCAATAAAATCTGATACAACACTTCCCGCAGCAGAGCCACATCCCGCGACTGCATTTCCTTTAATTTCTGGAGGAACAGCTTCGGTCACCGCAAACGATATTGTAGTGACAGGTGTTAATACCATGTTCACGGAAGATGTGGAGGAAAATGAAACCATTATTATTGGTCGCGCAGAAGGAAAGGTTCGCTCAATTGTAAATAACACGGTTTTGATTTTATCAGAACCGTGGCCGGGACAAACAGAAAAGTCTGCGGCGGTGCAATCCTATCGGCTCCGTCCGATTAAAGAGTATTTTGGAGTATTTAAATACGGAGATACTGCACCATTAGGAAATACTGGATTGCCGTTGAGTGCGTTCTTTGTGAATTTCCAAAGTCCTATTACTGAAGTGCCTCGTGTAAATGTGGCAGCACTAACTGAAACGTTAATTGGTGGAAGTGATAGTCTCTCTGACGGAGCATCTGGTGGAGATGGTCAAGAGTGCGGAGAAGCCGCAGCAATTCCAAATGTATTTGGTACTGTAAGCGATGTTTATAATCGTGGGGCATTTGATTTAACCACTGATGAGGGCGGCGGAATCTTCACTAATCAGGTAGTGCAGGCGTTGGGCCCAGAATGGGGACACATTAGAAAGAATCCGGGTCAAACACAAGCATATGGTCATGCGGTGGATGCGATTATGTATGAAAGCGCCGAACCATTATCGCCTAATGGTAATCGGTTTCAAGTGGTTGACATTATTGCAGCACATGGTTCGGCCTCGGCCAAACCGGCTTGGCAGCCTGTATGCGCACCTGTTGATGGCAGCAATTGGGGTGGAAAAAATAGTTCTGCTCCTAGCACTGGTGGCGGTGATGGTCAAGGTGGAGGTGATACTGTTACATCACCTGAAACTGGGCCTTCTGGAAACTAATATAATGCGTATCATAACACTGAGGTATAAGCATGGGATCACCTAACCCCCCCTTAACAGGAAAAGATCAATTTGGTGCAACAGATACTACTCCAGAAGAAAATCGGAGAGTAACTCCCCCACCAAAAGTTAAAAAGAAAATACCAAAAGCACTAGGAAAACTCGCACGCTTGGTGAATAAAGTAGCAGGAAGTAAACTTGGTGCAGCGCTAAAATCAAAAGTATTGCCCTTGGCCTCCCGTGCTGCACTTGGCCCTGTTGGTGGGGCACTTGCGGCAAAAATTGCGGGAAAATATGCTACTCCCTTGTTAGGAAAATTGACTGGAAAATTATCGTCGGTATCAAAATCTGCCAACGAAGTATCTACTGGAGTTGAAGTCGATAGAGAGAAAGATCCAAAAAAATTACGACGGCCGTTCACGGAGGGATTTTCTATTGCAGCAAGCGCCGCAGGAAAACCTTTAGCGGAAACCTCTTCCCGATCATTATTATCGACGCTTGGATCTGCGATATCAATTGGGATTGGAATTGGAACCGCGTTAGGAGCATTTAAAACCGTGGCAGCGTTGGCGCGGTCTCCGAGATTTTTTAATCCAACTGGCGCTACTCCTGCTGGGATTGACCCCAATGACGCTATAGCTGCAACCAGAGCGTTTCGTCATGTGGAAGTTAGCACCCCCGAAGAGCGATTATATCCACAAGCAGGCTTGCTCGAAGACGAATTAATGTATCGGTTGGTATTGCTAGCAGAAAATGTATATGAACCAACTCGTCTTTTTGTACATATTAAGGGGTGGGGTGTTCCTATTATATTAGAAGCGTTCCGTGCTGAAAACTCCACCACAAGCCCACACGAGCGAGGGGAAGCATTAGATATTCGCTTGGATAACACTGCGACCGCCGAACGATATTTTGAACTTGCCCAATGGATGCGAGACAATATTTTGTATGACCAGTTAATTTTATGTTATGACATTTCTGGTTCAAACCAAACATGGATTCATGTGACGTTTACCATAGAAAACCGCCGCCGCGAAGTAAAAACAAAAACGTTTAATGATACGTTTGTGAATGGATTACACATTTATAAAAGAACTACAGGAACTGATACAGCAACGCAAGAAAACATAAAAGAAGGTGATAAGTTTATCGATATGTTGGCAGCACGAGAACAGCGATTAAACCCCGTCACTTCTGAAACGCAAACACCGCAAGAGTTAACAAAATCATTTAAAGAAAGCAGTGATACGAATCCGAGTCAAGTATGTACTAGCGATCCGTTTGGTAACCCCTATGTACCCGATAACTCCAAGCAGGGTGCAGTACTGGCTGTTGTTGCTGAGTTGTTAGCGATTCCAGAATATTTGGCCATGGCACAAGCTGAAGATCGGCGAGTAATGGTACCTTTTGCCCGCGAGGTAGCTCGCCGTGCGGGGGTGGGTATGAATGCGGTTCGTGGAAATGGGAGCGATCCATCTGGAGATGCAATTGCAATTAAGAATCCAACCGCAGGAAAGGGATTTGGTTCGTGGGACAGCGATAAACGCGTACAGATTATGGATATCGTCGTTGGCGCACATGGAGGATCGGGGTCAAGTCCAAGTCCGGGGTGGATTGATGTCACGAGTATTTGTGAGGATGATACCGGTGGGGGATATATCGAACCCTAAGCATAGAATATGTGTAGGACTAACACCCTCATTTTAGCACGTTGAATTTAGATAATAAAACTGCTACGGCAAATGTCTAAATATGCGTATGGCATCTTCAGATACTGTTTATAGCGACTTTAACATCACGTTCTTGCCCGATCCAGTTACGGGAGATTTACAAAAAGTAGAGAATGATGATGCAGTTAAACAATCTATTCGGCTATTAGTGCTAACCGCGTTAAATGAACGCGTATTTCAACCCGGACTAGGAAGCACTTTACGCCAAACGTTATTTGAGCCACTGGATGATATTACAACAACAGTTCTTGTAAAAACTATGGCTGATGTTATTAGACAGTTTGAACCGCGCGCGGAATTAGAATATATTGATGTGCATACGGATAAAACTCCCTCTGGTGAGCTATTGGATTCGAATTCTATTTGGGTTGAATTTGTTGTGCGTGTATTAAATTTACCCAGCCTAGTTTCTACAGGCGTGTTATTACGTCGATTACGGTAATTACTTTATGCCATCTATTCCTTCGACCTCAAATATTCAAATCGTTCCGTTGGATTTCGACCGCATTCGCGGAGATTTAAAACGGTATCTTCAAGCACAAAGTGAATTTCGCGATTACAACTTTGAAGGTTCCGCGTTGTCGTTGTTTTTAGACGTTTTATCCTATGATGCATACTATCATGGTTGGTATGCAAACTTCGTAGTAAACGAAGTTTTTTTACAGACCGCACAAATTCGCAATTCTGTGGTAGCCGCGGCGAAACAAGTCGGATATATCCCTCGTTCTGTTACTGCATCAACGGCTGAGGTTGATGTAACAATTAGAAACGTAAGTTCCAGTGAAAGTATTATTACGTTTCCAAAATACACAAAAGTTGCATCAAACGTTGCGGGAGAACAATTTACCTTTTATACGCTAGAAGACACGGTGGTATACCCCAACGGCAATACAAGTGTAACGTTACGTGGAGTTGAACTTCGTGAAGGCACATTACTTACACAAACGTATACAATCACACCTCAAAATTTTTCAAACACGGGTACAACGCTCCGAGTGTTTAATCAAAATGTAGATACGACAACGCTAAGCGTCGCAGTACGACCGACGGTAGGAAATACCCAATCATATGTGTATAAGCAAGCCACCTCGTCGGTAACCGTAAACTCAACGTCAAACGTGTACTTCTTGTTTGAAACAAACGAGGGTGATTATGAAATTCAATTTGGAGATAGCCGATTAGGGCGCAATCTAACACCTAATAATCAAGTAATTATTCAATATCTAGACTCTCGTGGCGTGGCCGCAACGGGAGCAAACACGTTTACGTATGCGGGTAGTAGTCTTGGCGCCATTAGTGGTACCACGAATGTATCCATCGAACTTAGTAACATTAACATTCCTGCCTATGGAGGCGCACCACGGGAAAGCATTGAGAGCATTAAGCGGTTGGCGCCAAATATTTATCAAGCACAGGGACGTGTTGTAACTCCTGACGATGCGCGTACTATTTTATTGTCTGAAGTAAGCGGCATTGACTCGTTAAGTATTTGGGGTGGGGAAGATAATGATCCACCGGCGTATGGAAAAATGTTTATTTCCCTGAAACCCGTCAACGCGGAACGGTTTGGCCCGACACAGAAACAAAACATTATTAATAAAGTGTTGCGTCCAAAAGCATTACCAATTGTATCGTTTGAGGCGGTAGATCCCGACTACATTTATTTGGTGGTGAATTCAGAGGTTCGATATTCTCCTGCGTTGACGGCATTATCTTTGGCGGAGTTACAGGAAACTA